TCATATAATGCACTAGAAACGCCTAGGGCAGGGTCATAGTCGCAAGTAAATGCAATACCAGAAAGAACAACACAATCATCTTCTACAAGGTTATGATTTTTTCTCGTGGTGATAGTTGCAATACCAGATGATTCATCATATTCAACATGTCCAACCTGTACGGCAGGAGCACTTGTAAATGTAACAGCGATGCCTGTTGTTTGAACAAAATCATCAGTTTCTAATCCATGTCCCTTGTATGGAATATATGAACCAATACCAGATCCTACATTTGCGGTGTGGATACCAGTTGTTGTCATTGCAATACCAATATTGATATTGAAGTTAAGTGTGCTTACAATACCAGTAACACCAAAATACTTTTGAGTATCAGATGGGAATATAATATCACCAACACCTGTGCTAAATGCAATACCAGATAATTTAACAACATTTGAAGTTGTTAATCCATGAGCAGATGCGGCAGTAATAGTTGCAACACCAGAAACAGAATCATATTCTAGTGCGTTTATATTTTTTGAATCACCATCTTTGTCTCCAATCGCAGTAATTGTGGTAATACCAGTTGGGAAATTTTGATTGATATGTTCAATATGTTTAGGGGTAAAGAATCCTGTTCCACCTTCAACAATACTGAAGTTTGTAATTATACCAGCTTCCGCTCTGTTTACTACACCACCACCAACATATTGATGTTCAAAAGTAGATATACCAATAAATGCCTTGAATGTGTTTGTCGTTACTCCTATGATATCAAAACCTGTTACATTTCTGCCTTCCATGATGGCAGTATCAACACCAGCACGAACTATTCCACCACTAACATATGAAAGTGGTTGTGTACTGATGCCAGCGTCAACTGCAACATTGTTTGCGTCTAAAATTTCTATGATAGGGTACGCATCTTCTCTGAATGTAAATGTAGAGATGCCATTATATACTTGAATTTCTTTTATAAGTAGACTTCTACTCTGGTTTGTTCCTGTACCCAAATAGTGGCCACCACTTACCTGTACAGTAGTTACTCCTGTGACATAATCATATCCAAATGATGCAACGTTTCTTTCTGCTGATACTGGAGTAAATGTAAATCCAGCACCTGTAATTCTGACTCTATCATCGATCTCAAATCCATGAGAATTTGCACCAGTGTTAAATGTACAAACACCAGCAATATGGTTGTAGATTGCTGTTGATATTGCAACACTAGTTGATGAAGATTCACCTAAGAATGCCGTAATACTTGCACCATAACCTTGAGATGCTCTTACACTTATTTCTGGTATAGATCTATAACCCTGACCCTTTCCTTCTATCTGAATATGTTCTATACTACCAGTAGAACCAACGCCTACTCTTACAGAAGCTTTTGTGGGTAGATAATACCCAGCACCAGTTTGTAGTCCAACTTTAGCAAGTCTTCCTGATCTTGGAACACCACTTAAGAAATTAAGTTTGTTTGATGCGTTATCTATTATCTCAAAATCTAATCCAGGCGTCTGAACTACATTGTTGATCAATATGAATGGGTTGTTGTTTAAATCAACCCCTGTATTTACACTATTGTATAGGGCAGTTACGATACCATTGTTTTCAGATAAGTTGAATTGAGTGCCTGCGATACCTGTAAATTCTAAAGAGATATCGTCTAAAATTACGTTCTTATCTTTCTCATCAAAGGGATCTAATTTTCTAGAAAATAATCTACCAGAAAATGAAGAACTTGTTTGTAATCCTTGAGGGCCTGTTGCACCATACGGTGCATCTGTAAAGAAGATATTATCATCTACAATATTATAATCACCAGCAAAAACTGAGTATGCAACTCCAGCAGAACTATGACTTGTTGACAGAGTTCCAAATGCACCTCTTTCTACAACAACCTGTGACTGTGAAGATGTACTAAAAACAGGATAGTAACCAGCACCAGAGTTGAAGATAATAATTTCGGATATTGTCCCACCAATACTTATCTTAGGATAGAAAACACCCTCTGTTTGAGGAGTTGCTGTCCCTTCAATAGTAATTTTAGGAGGATCTGTCTGTGCATAACCTGATCCTCCATCTAAAACCTCAATACCTTGAACTCCATACACGGAGTTAAAAGTAGGTCTTAGGAGGGCTCCAGATCCAGGCGTAGTCCTTGGCATTTAATCGTTTCCCTCTAACTGATGTTAATAGAACTGCTACAATATACTCTTGTAACTCCAGTGCTGTCTCTAAGAATACTGAACGTTAAGATATCTTCGTTTGCCGTTGATGGTGGGGGATTTCCACCTACCCATCTAACGCCATTTGCAACTGCAGCGCCATTGACTGTAACTGCATCACCGTAAGTATATCCAAGACCAGCATTGATAATAAGTGTAGATGTGGTTGCTTTACTGTTTTCTGAACTAACGTTGGTAAATGCCCATGAACTAATAGCTGTTGTTGCAACACCACATACCACAGATCCTAATGAAACATCAACTGTAAAGGTGCCGCCTGCACTTACAGACATACTATCACTAAAGTTACCTACAACTTTCTCTGTAATATCAGAGTTAAAGTTTACCTGATCCATTAAGGTGCTTGCACCACTGACCAAAACATCACCCTGTACATCCAATTTACATGTAGGTGCAGTAGAACCAATACCAGTATATGCATCTTTAGTAACTACAAATGACTTAGCATCTGTTACGTCTTGATCGGATACTCGCAATCCATGTCCATTACCTTTTGCAACTGCCCATATAGTTGGTCTTTCATTTGAGAATGATGCAACTTCTAATTGAGATGTGGGTAGAGATGTTCCGATGCCCACCATACCGTCAGCTTTGATTCTGAACATGGTAGCTGCAAAACCAACTTCTATTGGCCCATCTGTAATCGCACCAGGCTGTTGAATTGTTATTTTACCAACATCAGCATAACTTGTAGTAACAACACCAGATGTGTTTATATCAATATTGTTAGATACACTCGCTGCAATACCAGCAGAAGTAGATGTAGATGCAATACCAGCAGCAGTAGAATAACCAGCAGTTGTAGCAAAGGAAACAAAACTTACAAGGTTTGTACCATCTCCGAAAATATCATATATCTCGTTGAAGTTATCATTTATCTTTATAGTCCCTGCCAATAGGGTATCGCCCGTCCCATCATTCGGAGCCGAACCAGTACTAATCCCTTGTTTAGACATTACTTAAAAACGTTTTTTCTTTATTTATAGTTAATATGGAGGGTTATCATCCATAGTCGCAAATTCACTATCAACTGACACTACATTTGAGTTAGCTCTCTTTGTATCGTAGAAGAAATTATTGTCAACAACCTTATTTACCTCAGCTGTTCTTGCTTGAGCAAATGTAGCGTCTCCAATCTGTTGAACTTTTAATAATTCATCATCTATCTTTAGGATATCACCTTTTGCAAGTGATCCAATACCAGACCCAACGGTGATACCTTGATCAGTAGCACTAAGAGAATCATTTACAGTCACATTGAGAAGTTTATTTTTCAGAGGTGTCTGTATGATATTATCAATCATTATCAAGGCTTGTTTATTTGGATCTTGAACTTTCAAAATATGAGTTCCAGTTCCCAATCCAACAAAATCAAATGGTAATGATGTGGATAAACCAGCAACTCTAAAGTTTACATCATCAACCTTTTGAACAAATAATTCATCAGGCATGACATCTGTTCCACACTCTACTGGTGTAAGTAGTATGTTGTTTGTTGGTGTTGCACCACCGATGTATGTGCCTGCAATGGATATTGTATTTGTGACAGCATATCCTGTTCCACCAGTAACAACCTCCACACCAGCAATATCTAAATTACTGTCTCTTGTAATATTAAAGGTTGCACCTGTACCAGATCCGTCGTTTGTTGATGGAACATTAGTGTAAGTTGTTTCTATTCCAACTCTAGATCCTGTTGTTTTAGTGACAGGGAAAGATAAGTTGTTTGCTGGTGTAGCTCCACCTAGATATGTACCAGCAATACTTACAGTTTCACCAACAATATATCCTTCACCACCCTTGATCAAATTGACAGCTGTAGATATACATTGTCCAGTTCCTTGATCAAAATCAAATTTAACTTGGAATACAGCACCAGAACCTTGTGTGGCGATGCCAGGAACTCCACCATCAATACTACCAAATCCATACAAGACAAAAACAGCGCCTGGAGGATTCTGTGTCGCAGCAGTTCCTGTTACTGGGCCTGGAATTTGAACGTTATATCCATTCTCAAACATAGAACTTCCACCTACACCAGAAGTAACTGCAGCCATTACAATGTCCTTAGTCCCTGATGTATAGGATGTAGTTCCTATTCCTATCTTAGAACCACCTTGAGTGTCAAGGCTAACAGTCTGTCCTGTTTGGAAATCGTGATTCTGGATAGAAATAGTATTCAAGTTAATGTCAACTATGTTTGAATCTGCTGCATTATATGTTTTCTTAAATGCTGGTCTTCCACCAGTTGTTAATTGGAATTGTTTACTACCGACTAATGTTCCTGTTCTATCATGAGCACCATTAAATCCACTAGAGATATCATCAAAAGATATAACCTTATTGGTCTTGTTCATAATGAAGCTCTTGATTGGTCTACCTTCTGGGAAGAAGATTCTCTGTACAGAACCATCTTCTAAGGCATCATCTTCAGTTACCATGGCAAAGTTATCTCTCTTGCCCATGTAAATTTCATTATCAACGTTTATGATCAAATTAATTTGTGTATCCACAGGTCTGACCTTCATATTGGCAGACTTAGCAATACCTACTTCAACAGGAGCATTCCTGATAGGATCACTTTCAATAACAAGATCAGAAAATTCTAAAAATCCAGATGGGTGAACAATTGATTTTACAGATTCTTTCCATGTGGTATATGGCAGAGTGCTCTTGATTGAGTATGAAAACTTCTGGAAATAGAAGTTATCTGATAATCTTTGATTGAAGTCATTAAGAATACCCACTTCCATGTCATTCTTAGAGACTTTATCTCTTGTAACTCCAAGTGTCGTGTTAACACTAAATCTGTTTACATCTCTGACACTACCTTCTAGTTCAGACACTTCACCGAACAATACATCGCCAGGTGCAAGAGTTCCGATTGTATCTCTTAATCTAAGTTGACTGATATTACTATTCCAACCATTTTCAGCAACAACACCTTCAAATTTAGTAGATGTGACCTTTTCTCCAGATAAGTATTTTGCATCATTGATCAATGTCATCTGGAACTTAGCCATATCATTGAAATTGACTATAGAACCTAGTGTAAAGTCATCATCATAAGTTCCTAGAGTTACAGTAGATATTCCAGCCACATCCGCCATACTAAACTGTACAGTTGCATTTGTGGTGTTTACACCTGTAACAGTAAAGAATGAGAAGTCATAGTCTGCTGAGTTGAAGTTACCTTCACCAGATTGTAGTGATGCTGGTTTGATTCTACATCCTTCAACAAATACTTTGTCACCAATCGCAAATGGTAACTTAGTTTCTGTCGATGCATACCCAGTTATGATTGGTTTGTTAAACTGTTGGTCTAATAATAGTTCAGCAGTGACAGTCGTTCCACTATGACTGATAGCATCAATATCATAACCATTAGAGTTATTAGTTGTGATGATACTTAGTGGTTCTTTAAACTCAAAAGCATTTTTGATAATTTCAACTCTATCTACAGATCCACCAGATATGTGTGCAGCTATTTGAACATTACTGTTACCACGAACAGCAAGAGATGGTGGTTGATTATATCTTGTCCCTCCATCAAGAACTTTGATCTCATTGATTCTAGAAATACCACTTATATCGACTATTGCTGGTACAGCCAAGAATGGTAAAAGAGTTGGATCAGTAGGATAGTCAAATCCATCTTTTATTCTTTCTATAGACTCAATTCCACCAATATCAGGTGATGATACTTTTACAACAGCGTCTGTACCCTGTGTGCTTGCAAAACCAATGACTTTAGGTAAAATAGTGTATCCTTTGCCTGGGAAATTTATCTTAGTTGAAAATACAGGGCCTTTTGCACTAGAAGATGTCGTGCTGTATGTAACTGTACTTACACCAGTTCTAGAGACAAATTTTTCAGATTCTAACGGTGGCTTTTTTAAGTTGAATGTAAATGTTTTATCATCTTTGACTAAAACTTTGTGATCTGCCTTAAGGACGATATCATTCAGTGTTATGTTGTTTCTTCCAGTAACTTCATTGTCAGAAGAACCAAATGTCTTCCTAGTGTCTGATGGCACAACAGGAGTCAAATTGTAATATGTTTTTCTTGGCCAACCAGTGTCAGTCCTTATTGTCACCGTAGCATTGGCATTGCCAGGAATACCATCCCTAGTAATATTGAATCCACTTAGGTTTGTACCATAAACATCTAATTTGTTATTGAAAGATAGATCTTCAAAAAAGTCTAATCTCATATCTTCCAAACTCACATCAGATACGTCAAATACTATAGAGTTTCCATTAGTAAAACTGAGTGGTGGGTTTATCTTAGCAATGAAACTTAAATTGTTAGCAGTTGGAGTCGATACTGTAGAAATTGAGACTGGATTAGAATCAAAAACATCTGATTTGTATTTGCAAAGTTTTATGGAACTTGGATCTTCTCTAAGAATGAAATATGTTTCATTATTGATTAATCCGTTGATCGTGTTGCCATTGTCATAGTAAACTACCTTATCGCCACTTTGTAAGTCTTGATTAGAGATGTTTATCTGAGTTAAATCAGCAGAGAAACTTGTATAAGTAAATCCGACTTTCTCTGTAGTTACTTTAGCAATTACAGGGTCAAATCTTATTGTTGCCGATTCAGTAGATTGAGGTAATGTCTCTAGTGTAATCAAATCACCAGCTTGTAGTTCATGAGCTGTGGAAACACCTACTTCACCAAAGAATCTCTCTACTTTTGTAGTTACCTGTGGATAAGTTGTTGCAAAAGAATGTGCAAGACCAATATTTGATCCTACATTATAAAACCATATAGCATCACCAACTGTAGGGAATCCGACAGTTGATAATCCAATGTAATCTTTGTCAAAATCAATTGCATAGACATCACCATCAGGAAGAACCGCAGTTCCAACTCCAGAAGTTGCCCCAGCAGCGACTTTTGCCCAAACAAGAGATGTATTACCAACACCCATGTTATAGACTAGCCTCTGTCCAGTAAAGAACTTATGATCCTTAATGAAAATTCTTTGTTGTGGAACAAAACGATTTTCTACAGTTTGAATTGCTTGTGTTCCTAAACCAGTAGATGTTAGAGTATAATGTGTACCAGTAGATCCAATACCAACAGTATTTGTTGGATTAAAGTATTCAATAAAGTTCTCAAATGTATATTGACTTACGGTAGAAGTGCCAACAGGGAAAAGGAATTTATTTGGTTTTAAGAAAACATTATCTATGCCAGGCTGGTGTGTCATTGCAGCACCAACGAAATTATCTCTGTTTACGAACAATCTAGAGAACGTAGTGTCAATGCCTGTGACGGTCATGTTCTCTGTTCCGATTCCTATGGTATCACTTGGAGAGAATCCTCTGGTATCTGTTACAAAGATATGTGTACTGAATCCAGTAACAGTTACAGTGTCTACGAATGTGGTTAGTCCTACAGACCTGTTAATGACTTGTACTTTTTGAGGGCCATTAAATTCTGTAAATTGAGATGTGTCGATACCACTTAAAACTATAGTTTCACCATCAGCAATATCATGTGGAACTGTTGTTACACCAACGATAGTTTTTTTATCTAATCTAAGTGTTGTATTTGAAAATGTTGATATACCAAGTTCTAATGTCTCAACCTGTTTACCTAATATTTCACTTACAACAATATTCGCTCCAGTTCCATTTGTCCCTGCGTTATCTAAATCGAGAACATCATCTATCTTGTAGTTGTCTCCCCTAGAGAAGACAGTTACAGATGATATGCCAGAACTCTTTGTTGTGATAACTTCAAACTCTTGTTTGAGTGCGTCTTTGACATCATCTATCAATTCATAATCAGAGTTACCGAATGAAAGGTAATATGGTGCTATATTTCTAGTTACATTTCTACTTGCAATATCAATATCTTGGTTGAAGAATGTTACAAAATTTTCTTCAATTGGTGTATCTTTAAATTGATTACCAACCATGTATGGGAATTTAGGTTTGGCAATACCACTAGAATCCACTTCCACTGAATAGAAGTAAGCATAAGTTCCATCTGGGAACTGTGGTGTAACACAATAACGCCCACCATACTCATCTAGGTCGCCAGAGTTGTCATAGATGTAATCATTGGTAAAATATCCAAATGCAAAGCCAGGAGGCCTCAAACCCGCCCTAGTAGACGTATCAAGAATATATCCAGTTCTGAGTCTGATGATTGCACCACCAACAGAGTTTTGATAACCATATGGGCCATAGATTGGATTACCATCATAGGCATATCCTAATATTGGTGAGTGAAAAGCATTAGGTGTTTCTAAGTTTGCAGAATCAATATTATCCCCTAATTGATATCTTAATTTTTGAGGAGGATACATTCCAATAGTCTGTAATTGGAATTCTGGGTTGGTGCTTGGTTTTGTTAGTATAGAGTCTTCTACATTGATTATATTTTCATTCTTTTGTACTTGGTTTATCTTCCATTCTCTAACATTACCTATAAACTTAGCATTCTTTCCTCTATTCTGTAAAAGTAGTATAGTATCACTACTTCCATAACCAACACCACCATCGAGTATCTGTACACCAGTTATTCTGTTATCAGTAATTACTGGTCTGATATCTGCAAAGTTTCCTGTAGGACTAGAGATAATAATGTCAGAGTCTTCACGATACCCTTTACCGTTAGCAAGAATCTGCACATCAACGATAGTGCCACTAATAATGATTGGTTTTAGTAATGCTCTTGCAGTGATAGTTGATATTCCAACATCAGGCCTTCTTTGGAAGTCCATAATATTAGTACAACCATATCCAACTCCACCCTCCTCTAGATAAACATTATCAATAGATCCAAGAACTAAGGGAGCAATCTCTGGTTTGATAATCGTGGTAACAGCGATACCAGATAAACTCTCAATGTTTACCACTATAGGCGGATATGATATAGTATGCCTACCACTACCCAGACCACGAATTACAGCGGTTTTATTTTTGTCATAATTCGTAAAGTTTCTTTGTGAGGAAACCCCAACATCACAAAGTCTAAATCTATTAGGATCAATTACCTTAACGGCATACTGAGTTGTTGTAGATAAACCAGAAGCGACTGTTCCTGTTGTAGAGTATTCTACTATCTCACCGTTACTGAAATGATGTCCAAATGCCAAGATGTAGTCATCAGATGTACTAATACCTGTCTGCACATCTCCGTTTACTGGTCTTGATGGTACAATTACTTTTCTATTTGAATATCCAGAACCAGATTCCTTTACATAAATCTTTGTTATCGTATTTTTTGCCTTTACTGTAGTAAGTCTATGGAAACCGAAACTTATATTTCCAATGTTAACTGTATTGATACCAACTTTAGCATCTTCTGGAGTATTATGAAGTTTTAATTTCTTTTCATTTACAGGTGCAACATAATAAACAGATCCACTAACCACGTTTACGATTGGTGTATTGCCTCTTGAATCATAAACGACGGCTTCACCAACTTCAAAATTATGTCTATCTTCAAATGAAATAGTCTCATCAGTTGTGTTGACGGATGAACCATCAGCCTTAAAGTTAGCAACAATCTTTCCTTTGACTAAATTAGACTCTAAAACTGCACCACTACCATTACCACCTTCTACAGTAATCTTTGGCTTATCTTGATATCCGATGCCAGGTGAAATAAGTTGAATCTCTTTAAAAGATCCAGATACGTTCGCATGTGCTACAGCACCAGAACCTTGTTGGTCTAATATTACAACAGGAGGCCCTGTAATAACATCATAACCTTCGCCTGGGTTTGTAACAGTAATACTGGTTAAATCACCATGAAATATCTGTTCATCAAAGACAGTAGGAGGAAATAGTTCTACACCATTTGCCATAAGACCCACTGGTCTGTTATTTACCTCTCTTTTGTTTGGATCATCGAATAATTCTCTTTCTTTTACGAAGGGATACTTTCTGAGTATCTTTTGGTTCTTAAGTGTCTTATTTTCCCAACCAGATTTATAGACATACTGGCCAGGTGTTGATGTTCTAACTGCAATGTACTTTTTAGAAAATACGTCAGATCCACTGAATGATAGGTAAAAGTCAGTTTGGTTGACAGCAGTTACAAAGTAGATACCAGTTGATATACCACTATTAGTAGTATTGTCCCAGTAAATCTTATCACCAGTCACATAGTTGTGTGGAAGTAGACTAACACCCGCTGCAGGGTCGAAGGCAGGGTCATATGACTGTATAGTATAAGTAAACCCTCCACCATTTAAAGGCGTGCCAAATCCGTCCACAACTTCAACAGAACTAGTCTTCACCCATACCTTATTATCAGTAGCAAAGATAGGATAGTTAGGTAAACCAGAAGAAGCTACATAAAAGAACTTTTCATCTTTATCGAGGTAACTATTTTGGATACCTACTGTAAATTGATCAACTCCAGCAAAATAATTTGAGTTATGAGATGCTTTAGTAACTGTTTTCGTAATTACAGTTGGATCTGTTGGTATAGCACCGCTAGTTTGAACAACAATCGTGTTAGAGTATACTTGATCTACGTTTGAAGCGTCATATTCAATTTGTTTTACTGTAATATCAACTTCATTCCCAAGATTATTCCTTAACTTCAAAATTTCGTCAACATAGAACACACACTTGTCAAATATCGAAAGTCTGTAAGTGTTTACGTTTACCTGACTGATTGTGGCAAGATTATGACTTGATGGTACGTTGTAAATCCAGTTATTGAACTTTGGACTGTCGGATAAGTCTTTACCAAAGGATAATAACTTCAAACTATCGCCAACTTGCATATTAGTTGACTGAGAAGTATCTACTTGGTCAATAACGTTAACAAGTCTGAATTGTAACAAGGATGTTTGTCCAAATCCAGCATAAGCGTATGCCAACTTGTTTTCAAGAACGTCTGCACCAAAAACTAAAGATGTGGTAAGACCTGTAACATTCAAAAACTGGTTTACGGTTTTATCCGTGTATCTAACGCTTAAAAAGTTTGCTCCTTCTCTTGGTTTTACTAAAAGTGTGCCACTTTGTCCAAATCCCACTGTAGAATCAACTACAAGAGAGGTTGCATCTGCTGGAGTAATTTCTAGTGACTTAGTTTTTCCAGGCACCTCAAAAGATCCATCAAATGATGTTGAGTCGAGAGATATTTCGTAAAAATCAGTTTGATTTATTGGTCTATACTCTACATTGTAAATTGAAGCACTCGCAGTTCCAATTCCAGCAATATCTTGATATAAGAAGTTACCTACAGTCTCTAATGGTTGTCCACCAAACAAGTTTTCAGCTAGAACATGTTTAGTTTTGAAATATACGTTATTAGAAGGTACTAATGTCCTATCAATCGGTTTTATAATTTCAATCTCTTGACCATACAACAGTTTGAAGAGAATCTTGTATGACGCATCAGTTCCTTTCGCCATATAGAAGTCTTTTGCTCTTGTAAGAACATTAGTAATTGATGTTCCCTCAGTAAAAGCTCTATTTTCAAAGCCAGGTAAAAATTCTGTCTTAAATTTAGTAAAAAATTCTTGTAAGAAGAGATTACTTAAGTTAGTTACTGTAGAACCAGTAATATGAACCTCAGCACTTGTCTCAGCAAAGTTTGCAAACTCGGCATCGTCTTCTTTTGATAACTGATCAATGCCACTGAATCCTCTAGCGCAACCAAGGAAAGCATTATCAGATTTACTTGTATATGTTATTATTTCATTGTCAATTTTCAACAAACCATAAGTGTCAGGCCAACCATCTGTGGATTCTACAAATATAGTCCTATCTCCAGCATAGGATGATGCAGTCAAGATAGTTGAAGCAATAAGTGTCTCATTATTGAACGCACTAATCTGCCTATACTCCGCCAAGTTACTGGCTAAGTCAGTCATACCAGACTGATGCTCTTGTGATTCGTAATATTGGGTTAAAAAACTCTTGAATAGAGGAGATTCCTGATTTAAGAACTCAGGAATTTGAGATTCTATTAAATGAGAGATTTTTACTCTTTTAATATCCGTCATTTATCTGGTATAGATTGATTCGCTAGCGTAACTAGAAGTTTTAACGTATGCAGTTGCAGAAGTATTTTCTCCAGAAGATATAACGTCTGGTAGTGCGTTTACTTGACTGTTTGGCACACTTAATTGTAAATACAAATCTTTTAGGGCAATAACGTCATTAGAATCTGGTATTGCTTCCACTTCAATGACTCCACTGGAGAGTGAAGCACCTGTTATATTTACCACATCCAAATTAATCTCTCCGTGGACGTAATCCACAGTACCAGCGTCATTCTTGACAATTAGTGGTAGGTTATTTACGAGTTTAAAGAATACTAATTTACCAACAGTTGTTCCAGCAGTAGGAATATCACCCAAATACAAAGTTCCATCAATACCACTGACCGTAAATCCTGTAGATCTTATGCCATACCCATTTGGTTGGTCATAAAAAGCATTTCCGTAGCAAAGTTCATATGTTGCAAAAGTATTCAACTCAGGAACTATATCTCTCCTCATTTTGATTCGAGTAATGTTGGATGTGATACCTCTAGCAGAAGCATCTACCAACCCAATAACTTTACTATACTTAAATCTGCCTCCAAATGAGTTTATATCAGATGATTGAGAATATGTTGTTAAAGTTTTTGTTACGGCAGTAATTAATTCAGATACTTCCGATGTTGCGTTGGTATTATAGTAGACTGTTGTATCAACTTCCACATAGAGATACTTAAGATCGATAATTTCTGGTTTTATACCAGCAATCGCATATTGTTTTAATTTTCTTGAAATATCATCTTTTGTAATCTGCGATAAGAAAGCACCATCTTTAGGTTTGATTGAAATAAAGACTTTTCCATACTCAGGTGGATCTAGTTCCTCTCCACCGTAGGCAGTCACAGAATCGACGTTAGGATATACGAATGGAATTATACCTGTATAGTCATTTGCGGTCACGGCACGGTATTGTGATGAGTATATACGAGGTGCTAAGTATTTGATTGTGCTTACATCCTCAATATCATCTCCCATCTCTGATTTCTGGGTTGTTGTCAATACAGACATACCAGAAGTTATTGTTGTATCAGTATCGTCTCGTAAAATTCCTACAAATGAGAAATTTCTAGATCCATTTCCTAATCTTCCGTTAGTTACAATGTAAGATACAGTAATAATTGCTCCAGCAGGCGGTTTTTTACCAATAATTCCATCACCAAACAAAATTTCATACTTTTCGTCTTCAATTTCTTGAATTAGGAATAATTTGGAGGTAGAATCAACTTGTAAAATGTTATTGTAAAGAGAATAAATCTCATCTGTGCTAGATCTAACAGTTACTCTAATAGAAGTAGCGTCAATATTAGCATTTGGAAGTATAAATCTTTGATTTGGTTGATTATAGTCAATCTGAAATGATTTTTCGAGATATATTCCTTCGTAAATCTTTAAATCATCAAAAGTAGCGATATTATTAACACCAACTGTTGCTACAAAGTCATCTGGAATAGAAAAAATGTAGTTTCCACCAGCTTGAACACCTAATGCTACTTGTCCAGCCTTCAAAGTTACTATTTTTGTGTCATTTGTCGATAGGTCTACACTAAAATTCACTATAGCTTGTGCAGATCTAGCTGATCTTGGGATATAACCTATATTTCTAGCAAGAGAAACTACGTTTTCACGCAAAGTCGCACTGTCAAGGAAACATTCATTGACTGCCATGTTGGTATTGTAAGCAGTAATGTATGAGTTGTACGCTAAAAGGTCAATTAGTGTAGAAAAGTTTGATCCTTCAAAGTCAAAATCAGCAAAATCACTATTTACACGAAGGTAATCTTTGATTTGTGCTCTAAGACTCTGGAAATCTAGGTTTGTAAACTGGTTAAATGACATTATATCCTAGTTGATTGAAGAATAAATTCTATATCTTGTCTTGGAACAGTTAATCCAACGATATCATACGCAATTTGTATCAATAATTCGTTAGTATCTAACGGATAAACCACTTGAACACCAATATTGGCAACTCTTGGCTCAAAGTTTTCAAGTAGAAGTCTTATATCGTCCTCTAAAACTTGAGCATTGTCTGGATCAGCCTGTTCAAATAGACTATCTTCCACAGAACTACCTAATAATGACTCGAAAAAACGTTCACCGACTCTAGTTCTCACTAAATTCGTTACCGCTCTCTTGATTGCGTTCTCATTTGTGAACACGGCAATGTCATCCGTTACAGGATGACGGTTAAATGTCAAACTGATATCCTTAAAAGCGGGAGATGTTCTACTATTGATATCAATTTTTGCCATTATTCACTCAAATTTTGTTTTCTTTTTTTGTCATTAGCGTCATCACCAACAACTTCACGCAAAATTGTCTCATCTTCTTCTGGTTTTTCAATAAAACCATCCTTAAAACCGCCAAATGGAGTATTTTTTAACTTCATTATAGACAAATATACTATTCAAATTCTATTTAGACACAAAAAAAGACCCTTTTGAGGGGTCTTTGTTTATTTTGTGGTATTTTTTAGCCAGCAGCGAGTGGAGATTGACCAGTATTAGCGTTTGCGGCAGCCTTTTTGCGTGCTTGAGCGCTTACATCATACTGTCCTTTTACACTACCACCTTTAAAACCAGCACTTTCTACGTTATGGGGAGCTAATTTAGGATCTGAATCTGCCATCTTTAACCTTTTTCTTTTTATTTATCGATTTGAGCTCTTAATCTATCTGGAGAAATACCTTCATTCAAGTAAAAATTCAATCTTTCTCTTGCCTGATCTTTGTCTAGACCCACATCTCTCTTAGGATCGTTGACACACCAACCTGATGTGCCTAATTCTACAACCCTATACCTTGTTTTTTCTTCTGTCATCTTAAATAATCCTTGTTTTTTCGTGACCAACACGGATTTTTGGATCAATCCAGATTTCCATACCCGCTTCTTTAGCATCTAAACAGAAAGATACGTCTTCTCCACACATATCTTGTACATCTCCAGACTCAAAGACTTGCATTTTAGGAGCAAACCAAGGATATTTCATCTCTTTATGCTCGAATACACCATTTTTGATTAACAACCAACCAAATCCAGTGTAATCAACAGTAAAAGGCTTGCGTCTACGAGAGATTGATTCAATAGTTTCGTGATTCATCACTCCACCATTCTTAGCAAAGTCCTCTTCTTCTAGCCAATGTGCAACAGATGTTGTTTTTCCGTCCTCTGTGCAGTACCAACCACCAGCAATATCCTTTTGCATCCATACTAAACGATAGAATTTCTCTGTATCAAATACAATATCAGAGTCTATCCATAACTGCCAGTCATATTTTAATTTTCCGTCCCAAGGCACTTGATCTGGGCCTCTTAATACGTTAGCACCAAGGCACTTGCATCTTGCAAAGTTAACCATTGATGAATAATCTTGTGAGATCTGGATACTCGATCCATTCTGCACGAGGTCAAAGCATAGTTGAACGAAGTTCTTTAGGAAAATATAAGAGACTCCTCTACCTGGCAGACAGAAAACTATTGCTTTACCTTTGGCTAATGCCTTTGCCTCTTCTAAGTTAAAGTCATCTTCGACTTTCTTAGTTTTGGGGGCATTTGCTTTTACTGTAAATCCTTTTGCCATAACATGTTGTAATTACATTCTTAAGTATACCACGGTCAAACCAATTTGTCCATAGTGTTATATTATATAGTCTTTTTTTATGAGCTCTTTTTGAGAAACTCCTGACTATTACAAGGGCCTAACAACATTCCTTGATCATTAATTCCTTTCAAAGCCATGCTGTTGATTACGATGTCTCCTGACACCGACAATCTTTTTTCGTCTGTCAAGAAGTGGGGGTAAACCGCATGGTACAGATCACTTGGAAACAATAACATATGCCCTTCATTATATTGTTTCTCTAACTTCCAATTTACTTTTCTCATTCTACCTACTATATCAGTATAGGTTAGAATAAAATCCCCTGCTTCTGGATGCATTGTATTTACAACTTTCTGTTCTACTTCTGCAACAGAAGGTATCTTTAACCAAACTACAAATGACCAGATTGCATCATGATTATGTAATGCCTGATATTCTCCAACACCAGTATAGTTTGCCCAGAACTTCTGAAAAGTTAGGTCGTGTATATGAGTTGTTTTTAATTTCTCAGGTATGCCAAAGTCTTTTATATAATCTAGAATAATATTGTTTAAAACTTCTTTCTGAAATCTGTTATCATCATCAATCAGCATCCACTGTTGTTTTGCATTATCGGGTTCGTATTTCTCGACTAGATGATGTAGATGATCTAAATGTTCTTTATCCAGAGTTATGTCTAGAATACCATAGTTAGGCAACTCAACTTTTTTAGTCTTCATTCTTTACTATCCTGATATCTTCTTTACGGCTCTCAT